GAATGTCCGCAGTTTTTCGCAACGGATCTGCCGCAACTTTGGCATAGGCAGCAGAAAGATATCCGTAGATGCCCGCCGAGGTAATAATCATCAGTATACACGATGCCACCGACAGATAATATTTTAGTAGTTTGGGAATATCTTTCCAATATTGATATAAAAAGGAGATACTTACCAGTTTACCTAATTCTAATGCCGATGCCATGATTGCGACACTTACTGCGGCACCTGCAAACAACTTGGCAATGCCAGTTATTGAAAATACTGCTGCGCAGATAGCGACAAATGTTGCCGTCAATGATGTAACCGCTATTAATGATGATCGTGTGTTCATATGGTATAGTTGAGAAAAGTAATTAGTTTAAAATAAAAGTTTCCAACCCTTCTTTGATGGTGGATAGATATTTTTTAAATTCATCTACGTTCATATTTAATTTCATCATATTAATAGAGTGAGTGCATAACACAATATTATCTACAGTATACCCTTCCAAGGGATATAATCTATCTATTGATATTGAGTTGGCAGAAAATCCAGAAGTATAATCAAACTGGTATCCAGTATAGTAGCATTTCCCATTTTGTTTTTTGTATAATTCAAATAAATACCCGTCTGGTAAATTATATGCCTTGAATGTGTTATTTTTATGTCGGTATCTTAATGAGATTTGTCTCTCATGTAAAAATTTTTCTATCCCGTACAGTGGAATCAATCGTTTGCCAACCCTCTGTCTGGAAACTTTCTGTGTAACTGGCCTTCTATTAACTGGCTTATAAGAAAAATTTGTAACATTTACTCTTTCTGCATAGCACTCTCTACATAATTTACTATATCCTCCTGATACCGATGCATCTTTGTGGAAAAACTCCAAGTCCTTTCGTACTTCGCATTTATAACAATACTTAGTATTATCTATGATAGAAGGGCATCTATGGAAATTTTTCATTTTTGATTTTGGTTTTTGTGTAGTAAATCCACACAGATTACAACGTACTGCATACAGTCTGTCGGATATATTATCCACTATAGTCCAGGTACCTAACATAAATTTCACCCCCCATATACTGTTATTTACTATAAATAGTATGTGGGGGGTGAAATAATATTTTTTTAAATAAAAGATTTGTGATTAAACGCAACTGTTTTAAAGATCACCTCCTAGATGATAGTTACGTTAGTGGGAGTAGCAATACAATTACCGCTGCACAATATACAATTTCCACACATACTAACCCTCCATATTTAAATGGTTTTATTTGATCTCAACCTTGCGGTTGTCCTACAAAAATAAGTATAAACAAAAGGACAAAAGTAAACGTTTTATTTACCTTTGTCCATTGTTTTTTAGAATCTACCCTTATCGTTTTCAACTCTACTGGAAATGTGATCAGCCCAATGAATGATATATGGGAGATTAGTTTTCATTGCATATGGAGCGTAATTAATCATATATGCCTTATTACCTTCATCATAGATACCATCAGACAACTTAATAGCCAACCATTCATTTTGAGTGATTTCTACTCCATACTTTTGTAGTAGAAACAACCCCCGCTCAGGCGCCTTAAAGTATTGAAGATTTTCATTCTGCTTATACATCTCACCACGCTTACGATGCCAATCAGAATCTTGGTCAACATAATACGGACCCTCGTCAGGGTGTCCCAACTTTCCAAGATCGTGATGCAATGCCGCAAAGATCAACTCCTGCTTGGTGAAATTAATATCCCCTTCCATTGTCTTATAGAGTCCGGCAACCTTCAATGCCGTCTCCGTAACACGGAGAACATGGTCTAGGTATCCCCCCGGAAATGCGTTGTGGAAATAGGTCTTTCCTGACGCGGGCGCTAGGGTTAATTGGTCCTGCAATGGAACGTACATCTCCTTGAGCTTATCCGCACGTGGATCGGCTTCAATATATTCCATGAACTTGTTATAGTTTTGTGTCGTCTTTTCTTCGATGTCAATGATGTTAAACATAATAACCTTTATTTGATGTTAAATTAAGTGTTCGATCTTTCGTTGATTGCGTTTCATCCACAGTTCAAACAATGTAGGAGCCGTGGGTTTTTTCTGTAGTACTAGTGTGGTATCGGATAAATCATGGTACGCTTTCTTATTATTACACGTTGAACAGGCAGTTACTAAATTATCCCATGTACTTTTACCCCCTCGACATTCTGGAACAATATGATCTCTCGTTAAAAATTCATATGATTTGAACTCCATCTTAGATCTATTACAATATTGACACGTATGATTGTCACGAAGAAATAAATTACGTTGACTTAATGCAGCGGGGGTTTTATAAATCTTTCTACCCCGTACAAACTTTTGGTGATCGCACTAATATATACGGATGTTCTTCAACGACGACGGCCTTTCCCTGTAGAATGAGGATCATTGCTCTCTGCGAGGTCACGACATCTATGGGTTCATACGTAGAATTTAGAACAACGCATCTGGTTGTTTCAAACCCCATACAATTATTCCTCTGATTTAGTGGTGTCCTTAATCAATTTATTAATGTGATAGGACTTGATGATATTATCAGTCTTTCTAGCATATTCATACTCTTCGGCCTTAATGAATATCTTCATTGCCGTTTGAAGAGTTTTAAGAACCTTATTCGTGGGTATCCACGCATACATGGTATCATCTTCAAACTTAAACAGGTCGATGCGATCTTGTTCGACATCAATATTGCGTTTGATTTCTCTGACAATGTATTTGTATACCAAGACCTGGTTTTCTTTGAGAAAACGATCCCAGATAGCAGATGTTTTATTTGGTAGTACGAGCATTTTTAGTACTCCGTTTCGTAGTGACCTTCTTTACAGATTTTGCTGGAGTATCCGTCATAGACTTTTTCAATCTAGAAATTTCCTTCTTATCGGTCACCACTTCACCCTTAGAATACACTACGCCTTCGTGCTCAAAGTATGCTTTAAAATGCCATCCACGGGGCTTGTCAGATTTAGCAACCTTCTCCTTATAGGCTGGGGGCGCAATCATTTTCTGAACACAGTATCCACAGGTAACTGCGGCAATGTCATTACTTACCAATACTTCTTCAATATTACATTCCTTGCACACAAGGTATTGACGACCGGATACTTTTGCTACCACTGCCTTCGACGCTTTCTTAGTACGGCGCTTTAACATAGTTTTAATCCCGTGATTTCCAAAGTCTATATTTACGATTCCAACGAGCTTCTAAATACATGACGTAATTAGCGGCCCAATCGGGTGAACCCATTGCTGTAACTGACCGTTTGAATAACGCAATATTTTTTTTAATGCCCATCAATTCTGACAACGTATTCGATTGTCGTAACTCGTCCATTAATAGATAATATTGTCCTACAATTACTTCATTTCGTGATGATGCGCAAATTAACATCATCAATGTTTTTAGCCAGTGTTGGATAAATTTGAACATATCGTCTCCAAACATTATTAACACCAACCTTTACCTTTTAAAAACTGTTAAGTGGTCTTGATTACTTTGCAAAACTCCAAAGTTTCTTCATGTGTCATATTACTTTTTGCATAATTCATTGTGGCACTTACCCATTGAATATTTCCTTTCACGTATCCTTTACTAGAATCAATTCTATCTACTGAAGCTAGGTAGATGGGAGAAATCGTATGTTTCTTTCCGTCCAACCCAAATGTCAAAGAAACCTTAGAGTAGGCACACTTACCTGACTGAAAATCCCACTGCTCTTTTAAATCCTGTAAGGTGATGTTACATTCTCTTTCTCGTTTTTTGATTCGTCTAAAGTGCTGTCTAAACTGGTTATATTCGTCTTTTCTATTTCCTGCATGTTTAGAAATATCATACAAAGTACCTTTTTCCTTTGCAATGGCCGTTACATCTTTCCAACCACCGACAACTTTACCAGCACAACTTGAATTACAAAAAAACCTTACCGACCCACGTTTAATTCTTCTGTTGTATTCACCTTTTTCTTTTTGGAACTTTGTACCGCACCCATCACAAACTATCTCAATTTTCATAAAATTTCTCCAAAGAATCCATACTACTATAAGTAGTGGACTCGATGGGAAATGTAGTGGACGTGGCGGGATTTGAACCCGCGTCCGGATTTGCTTACTATTAAGTTTTTATGTATATAGCCACTTGTTGCACTACACCGCGTTTTAATAAGTGGCGAACCCACGCAGCTTTGAGTTGAAGAATTCTACATTAGATATCAACTCATTTTCTAATGTTATACCATATTCGATTACAAACTACCTTATATGGGTCAGTAATTTGTCAAGCAGCGGATCTAAAAAGATCAGGCTGCTAAGGCTAAGTTTTGGTTGCCGTTTGAAATTGTTGGTCTGTTTTACTCGTCGTACCAAACGAGATACAAAGCTTAATCATCCACACCCCGTCGAAACCATTGCACGCCCGAAATACTTAACTCTGACTATCTGGAATTAGTTTACCTTCGTCAGAAGACCCGCCAGACCCCGCCACGGGGGTGTTTACGACTGCATGCGTATGAACTGTTTCCTTCTTACGCTTAGATCTAAACCACAAAGCACCTATCACAATCAATGCTACAGGTACACCTACCATAATAATCGGGTCCATGATATTCTCCGTTAAAACAAATAGTTTTTTAATGACACTAACATTGTAAACAACAACATGAGGGTTGCCCATACAATTACTACGATGATCGGCATCAACACAATCGTCCATGAAACTGTAACATAACTCATCAGTTTTAGTGTGATCAATACTAGTTCACATACAAAAATTAATGTATTAGGGCCTAGTTCAACCGATACGCGGTGATGTTTTGTTGTATTCATATAGATTATTGTGTAGATGTTTACTTAATATAAGTAGGTGAGATCAGAAAGTCAAGACCCCTTTTGTATATCATGAATAGTTAATAAATCAAGTATTTTATAGGTTGCCTTACCATTCGGCAATGATACTACAACTTGTTCACCAACCGTTTTATTAAATAAAGATTTTCCAATTGGAGAATTACTGGTTATTTCTGTATATATGTCTGAGACTTCATCAGAGATTTCTGCCAATACTACTTTAAACACTTTATTACTATTCTGTTCTACGTGGTATACAGTCATTATTGATCCTATACCTACTTTATCTCTGGGGATGAGATTTAGATTAATATTTTTATATGCGGTAAGCCTCTGTAATAATTGATTCAACCGAATACCCGCAAATTGTTGTCGCGTAACTATCTCGGTATATTCCGAGTTTTCTCGTAGATCACCCATTTCAACCGCGTCCTGCATTTCCTGTGGAATGGTAACAGATAATTCATATTTTAAACTGTTAATTTCTTGTTCTAGATGCTCCCGATCATTCATATTATATTCTCTTGCAAAAGACAAAATAGAAATGAAGACCGAAGTCCCCATTTCTATTCTGATAAGTATATTGAGTTTTTTTAAAACTTCAATTTACTTATGCCGTCCATTCCGTAATGGTGCGACCCTTCGCAGCTGGACGAGTGGAACTCGTCGTACCGGCAGATTCGAAGTTCGGTGACCGAAGAACTGAGTTAATAAAACTCAGTCGGGTACGAACTTGCTGAGGACGAACACCTTCCCGATTGAGATAGGTATGAACGTCATCTGCGGTTACTACGCCTGATGTACGGCGACGAACAAGGCTATAGAGCCATTTACGCATGCGGTTGACGGTACGATCATACTCTTCATCAGAGTACGTCTTCACGGTAAACCGTTCGGTGGAATTGTTACGAGCCATAAAACCTCTTGTGTGTAAGAAACAATTATTGTAAGGTATTGATATTAATCATAAACGCCTTACACATTTATGATACTTCATTAATACCCCGTTGTCAAGGGGTAGGTGAAAACTTCGTGGCAATAGTATAATCAAACGTATTACTATTATCAAATGCATATACTGTCTGATTAATACGCTGACTCAGATTCTTGAATTGGACGCTCGGGTTCATTGCGATCATATCAATGTCGCCATACCAAATCTTTCCAAATTCACGGGTGGCAAGCGTCACATTGCGCATGACATTCTTACCGTCTAGCATCCTTCCAGCCTTCCCAAGCATCTCATTTGCAATAGTAACTACAGGCTGCACATCATCTTCGTTGTAAAACATAACTACCTCACTAATCAGTGATTATTTATTATTCGCTTCTATGGCATCTACCTCTAGAGCGTAACACTTCCAACAGAGACACATTTTCTCTGATAGGAATTCTTCACGACGGATTCCACGAGTCCCACATACTTCACACGTATGTGCTGAGTCTCGTTCAATCTTGTACGTTACACAATCTAATACATACTGCACGTGTTTGTCAAGTGCTTCCAATTTAATTCTTAACATACCATGATTACGATTAATACTAATTAATGTAATATCTGGCCAAAACGTGAATAACGCTTGTATACGTTCTTCAAACGTTATTTGCCATCCTGTTTTAAACTCTTTAAGTATCATTACTTTAACTATTTTTAAAAGTTATAACGTTTTTAATAACGTTCTTTTCTTTTTGGTTCTTTTTCTTTTATAAGAAGTAGACCTATGGGTACTACAATTTACTGTACGAAATAGACGTACATTAATAAAAATTTAAATTGTATAATCGCGATTGTCTACGTAGGTACTACTATACTGCTTACTCTGTAAATGAAAGTTTTTTCATTTCCTTAAATATATCTGTTGCATCTTCACCCGCTGGATCGGATTCTATAATAGAAGAATCCACATACTTACCCTTTGTTACGGGTTTGTTACCACATTTCTTTTGAATCTTTTTAATTAAAGATTGAATATTCTTATCTTTTATAATCATATAAGTGTATTAATTCTCATCGTCAAGAGTGTCATCTTCCTCGTCATCATTTTCAAACAAATCTCGCAGTTTGTCAAGGTCTGTATCTGAAAAATATTCTGATTCTGCGTCATCTTCCTTAATCTTATTCAATAGTTCATCAAGCGTTTTTGCGGTATACTTACCATCCTTTGTCTTATAGACTTGATTAGAATACCCACCCGATGACATATCCATACGACCAATCATATCTTCGGTTAACCCAACGACTTCCGTAAATCCTGCGGCCATCTTTGCAGTTATCGACTCCAGCGACATAACTTTTCCTAAAATTGATGCCATTCCTACATGCATTTGATTAATATGTACTTTTGCAGATATTAAATTTGTATACATTAAAAAGGTCAAGATCAACAATAATACATTCATTATGCCAATTACTACCACAACCGTTTCAAACACGCTCATGTGAACTCCTATGATATAGTATAACTTAACAACTACGGTATGTCAAGGGGTGAATCAGATTCTGAATTTTTTACTTGCCATTCCATAGTTTTTTTATGTTCGTTCAATTGTTCGCTCAAGCTAAGTACTTCCAATTTTAATTCATTGGTTGTTTGAACTTGATCAAAGTATTTGTGCTTCCACTCATCAAGTTCTAATTGAATTTGATGCAACTCCGCCTTCACGGTGTCCAATTCTTCTCGCAATTCCTTTCTAAGAGCAAGATGGGTTGCTAACTCAGTCTTGTCTGATTCTATAAATTTATTAAATAGTTTGATTACGCCTCCAACCGCAACGCCTGCAATTGCAGCGTAAATGGCAGTTTCAAATTCCTGTGCAATCATATTTTTTCTCAATAAGTGTTACGTAACGCTATAACCTTATTGACGGAACTTGGTGAGTACGTCGGGAAGATAGTTCGTTAAAAAGAACATTCCCGACGCAATCAAAATAATTATAATGTGTCTGTGATCAATCAACGAATTTACTTCGGTGTGTCCTATGAGGGCGCCAATAATGGCACCAAACATAAACACCAACGTATTACGAATTGCTCTTAATGTTTGACGGGTGAACATGGTAATCTCCCGGTATGTTGGGGACATCTTACAACAATAAATAGTATCCCTTACACGTTTACTTTAAGTTTACCAACACATAATCATTACATAGCGGTTCTGCTTTCATAACAATGAGGGTGTCGCGAGCAGATCGCGAAATACTCAGTAAAGCAGGGCAAATAGCGTCTTTACGGACCACATTATATTCGCCACGTTTTGTGTATCCCATCAACCCCAACTTACCCACCGCAATCAAAATAATGAATGCGTACACTACACGTGCGTACTTCTTAATATCCAGCGTCGTCGTCTCCGTCGTCGTCATCTTCTTCCTCCGTAAGTTCAATCGTATCTTCAAGAAGTTCATATCCAACTACACCATCCTGCTCCAGTAAATCTGATGTGTCGAGCGCAGCAACCGCATAATCCAATGCATCTTCTGCGGTTTCACCAACCACGGTGAATTTAACATATACTACATATTCGTTTAATTTTAAATCATCCATCGTGTTCTCCTGTGTTTTCGTAAGTGATACATTAAACCTAATTCGAGCAATACAGTTTGTCAAGGGGTAATTTTATAACCTATTAAATTGGGGGACTTGACATTTTGTGGCAGATCAAGTATACTACATATTCCCCTAACACACCAAGTATTATGATAACTAATTTAATATTAATTTGTATTATAATTGTATTATGTGTACGCCTACGTACACATACATTATATAGTAAGCAGTTATTTAAACGAGCGTGGTCGTTGGAACTCAGACTCATGAATATATATGATAGGTGTCCAAGAGACGTTCAGTTGGAAATTTCCCGCACATTAGATGGTATACTTCCCTTATAAATTGGTTAATATATGCTACGAAAAAAGCGTATTACAAAAAAACTGTTATTTGCGAAGACGGTAGAGATACTTCAACCGTTACTGCATCTTGATAATTGGCGAATTGTAGTAAATTATTCAAATCGCATGAAAGATGTAGCAGATTGTGTTGCATGGCCCGAATATAAGCAAGCATGTATTCGGATCAATATGAAACGATTGCCCGAATTTAACGACTATGAAATTATTGCAACGGCAATCCATGAAATGGTACATTGTATAATATGGCCGTTGACGGAGTGGACAGAACGACTGTGCAAGAAGGATGCACATAGATTAGAAATTACTCGGCAACATGATGAAAGTGTAGTCACCAGTTTTGAAAAGATTTTAGTAGATATGACCAGTGGTATTTTACAACAAAGATTATCTGATGAAGGGTATATGGACTTGGATTTATCTTTTGAAAACTTAGTATTAAAGACTGACAAACCCAAAAAAGTTGTTAAACGAGCAAATAAAACAAAACTATGAGATTTTTAACAAGAAAACTGGTACAACCTGGCGATTTAAATGCGGGCGGAACGTTGTTTGGTGGTCGATGCTTATCATGGATTGACGAAGAGGCTGCAATTTATGCAAGTATTGAAATGCGGCATCGTCGCATTGTTACTAAAAGTATCTCTGCCATCAATTTTATTGCTCCCGCATATCAAGGAGATATTGTGGAAATCGGTGTCGCCTTAAAAAAGGTGGGAAAAACATCGGTAACACTAGAAGTTCAAGTGCGGGACTTGACAACACAGAAAATTATTGTTAACATTGATGAGATGATCTTTGTCGCAATTAGTGAAGAAGGAAAACCAGTACGACATTCATTATGTAAATGAACAACTGGACGGGTGGCTGAGTGGTTGAAAGCACAGATCTGCAAAATCTTTGGAGAAATCCCGCATCGGTTCAAATCCGATCCCGTCCTTGACACTATTTATGGTGGTAAAACTCACCAACCATTGAGATTCATATGAAGCCCCAGACAAATGTTCGCAGAAAACCAAAAATATTGTTTATATTAAAACTGCGCCAACAATCCGGTGGTGGATATACCACACTGAAACATTCAGGACTGTTTAATTCGGCCACATTTGTACATGATATGTTAGATGCAAATGGATTTACGACAGATTTGGTACAGGTGGTAGACAACAATCAAATTGATGCGGCAGTCACACAGTATAAACCCGACATTGTTATCATTGAAGCATTGTGGGTAGTACCAGAAAAATTTGATATACTCCAAAAATTACATCCAACGGTAAAATGGATTGTCAGATTGCACAGTGAAATTCCGTTCTTGGCAAACGAAGGCATTGCAATGGAATGGATTAATGGGTATGTACGACAAGAAAATGTCTATGTCTCCACAAATTCAGAAACTAGTTACCGTGATTTATACAAATATTTGGATGTGCCACGACATAGATTTCTAGAAAAGAAGTTGATATTGCTACCGAATTACTATCCGGTATCAAATAACATCTTGCCCGTGGAAACACATTGGGATAGCCGTCGAACGATTGACGTTGGATGTTTTGGGGCAATCCGTCCTATGAAAAATCATCTTATTCAAGCATTTGCGGCAGTACAGTTTGCTGAAGAGAATCATTTAATGTGTCGGTTTCACATTAATTCTGGACGAGTAGAGGGTCGAGGTGATGCAGTTCTCAAAAATCTTCGGGCGTTTTTTGCTGGATTGGAGCATCGACATGAGTTGGTGGAACACGATTGGTTAGATCGAGAAGAATTTTTGTATGTAGTACAAGGAATGGATATTGGATTACAGGTATCGTTTTCAGAAACATTCAATATTGTTTCCGCAGATTTCGTCAGTGAAGATATTCCAATGGTAACTTCCAAAGAAATTGATTGGATGCCATCAATATTTACCGCCGATCCAACGGACGTACAAGATATTGTGAAGATTATGAAACGTACCTTATTCTACGCTCGACATTTTAGCTGGACAGATTTACAGCGAAGAAGTTTAAAGAAATATGTCAATCATTCAAAAGATGTATGGATTGATACACTAAAACATTTTTAATTACAAGAGGTTATGATGCTAGCAAATATGAATCCCAATGACAAGTTAAAGTTGATTGGAGCACTAAAGGACATGAGTATTTCACTCACTCGTATGGATGCGGAACGTGATCTGCAAAAGAATATCAAGAATGATATCTGTAAAGATCTTGATCTAAATAAGAAGGTATTTACCAAGCTTGCCAAGACGTTTCACAAGCAGAACTTCAGCGAAGAAGTAGAACTGCACAAGCAGTATGAAGACTTGTACGAAGGTATTACGAACAAGCCCTAAGTTGTTTGGGAATGCGGCAAAGTTGGAGAGTTGCACCGGACTGTAAATCCGTTGTCTAAAGACTGAGTAGGTTCGATTCCTTCCGTTCCCATCTATTTATATTAAAGGTTCTGTGCGCTCACAAATGAGTGTACAGAACCTTTTTTGTTTAAGTAAGTCTGTGTAAACTGGTTATACACACTTCTCCAGAGGACTCAGATGTCAAC